CACCATCTACTCTACCTTTGTCGTAAAGCATTGATAAATTATCGATTAGAACTTTCGTTTTGCCAGTTCCCATTTCCATAAAATATGCGAAGTTATCTCTGTTCCAAGATTTTTCCATATCAGTTAACTGATGCGCATACGGCTTCTTTTTAAATTTATATTTCATCTTTCTATTGACTTGTATATAGGATTTTGCTAATTAGTCAAGACGAAAGTTTTGAAAGTATGGATTACAAAGAAATAAAAACAACTAAGCCAACTGTTTATGTCGTGCAAGAAATTGCAGGGACAAGAGAAGGTCGTCCTAAATTTAATATTATGGGCGCAGCAGAATATGGTAAGTTAAAATTTTTATTGGACGAAAGATCTCAAATGATTTTTTCACCTGGTCCATTAATTTTTAAACTTAAAAATTTAGTAAAAGATTTCAAACCAACAGACTACTTGTTATTAACAGGAGACCCTGCTATAATAGGTGTTGTCTGCAGTTTGGTATCAGATATAACAAATGGCAGATACAATCTCTTGAAGTGGGATAGACAGGAGAAAAGATACTATCCAATAGAGATTGATTTGTACGGAACAGGAGCAAAGAATGACGATTGATTTTGAAAAAGATCAGACAGAAGTATTGGATAAAACAACCAATATAAATAAACTTGCAGACAAGATAAAAGAACTGCAAGCACATCAACAACAATTAGCAGTCCAAGAGGACGCAATCAAACAAAAGAAAAAAGACATAGAGCATCTATCAGGTGAAGTTATACCAACGATGTTGTCCGAAATGGGTTTGTCTTTTTTAAAACTACAGGATGGATCTTCTGTAGAAGTTAAAACAAATTACAGCGCCACTATCACACAAGCAAACAAAGAAGCGGCGTTTAACTGGCTTCGTGAGAATGGACTGGGCGATATAATCAAAAATGAGATATCCGTATCGTTCGGTCGCAACGAGGATAACAAGGCGGCTGATTATGCCGAACTTGCAAAGGGTCAAGGTCTCGAACCTCAGCAAAAACTGAAGGTCGAGCCTATGACTCTAAAAGCGTTAGTCCGTGAGCGTATGGAGGCAGGTAAAGAAATGCCAACGGAACTTTTCAACATATATGTTGGAAACAAAACAACAATAAAGAGGAAACAATAAACATGAGTGAAGTAACAAAGAAAAAAGCAAATGCAGTAGCTACAGTTAATTTTGAAGCTGATGCAGGCCAAGGCTTAAACATGACGCAAGAAGATCTTGCGTTACCGTTTTTAAAAGTCTTGGGTCAATTATCCCCTGAGTGTAATAAGAGGGACGCTAAACATGTCGAGGGGGCAGAACCTGGCATGATTATAAATACCGTGACAAACGAGATTTATGATGGTGTTAAGGGGATAGATGTCGTTCCGGTGCACTACAAAAGACAGTACATCGAATGGCAAGATAGAGGTGAGAGTCAAGGTGCTCCAGTAAAAATATATGAAGCTGGGGATGACCTACCGTCAACTACAAGAGACAAGTTTAACAAAGATAGATTAGCAAATGGTAACTATCTTGAAAACACAGCGAGTCACTTCGTAGTTATACTAGGCGACAATCCAACAACAGCATTGATATCTATGAAAGCTACTCAATTAAAAGTGAGTAGAAAGTGGAACTCAATGATGATGGGTTTGAAGATGCAAGGTAAAAACGGTATGTTCACACCGCCAACATATAGCCATATTTATAAGTTAAAAACTGTGCAACAGTCGAATGACAAAGGCACATGGTTTGGCTGGGATGTGTCTAGGGTTGGACCTATCGAAGACGCAGGTATTTACAAGATAGCCAAAGACTTTGGAGCAAATGTTTCAAAGGGTGAGGTTAATGTAAAACACGGCGAACAAGAATCCAAATCCGATTCACCATACTAAGGACTTCCATTGGAAGATAGGAGCCGGGGATGGGAGACTGGATCCGGCTCCGCAAAATAATTATGGAAAGATTTAGACAGATATTTACAGGTTTAGAGCGAGCGCATGGTTGCACCTATGTGGACAAGAAGGGTGCCGATGGACTTAAAGTTAAAGGCAAGTCATTTGTCAAAACAGAAATCGTAACAGACAAACATTGGGAAGATCATTTAAATGGTATTGAGCCTAGTCTTGGTATCATACCAATTAATGAAAACAACGAATGTAAATGGGGATGCATAGACATAGATGTGTATGCAGAATTTAATCACAAGAAATTAATTAATAAAATAAAATCTATGGATTTACCACTGATGGTATTTAATTCTAAATCAGGTGGTGCACATGTATTTTTATTTACAAAAGATTTTGTACCTGCAAAACTAATGAGAGACAAATTAATATCTATTAGTGCTGTGTTAGGTTATGGTGGTGCTGAGGTTTTTCCAAAACAGATCGAATTAAAATCCAAAGATGATACAGGAAATTTTCTTAACTTACCATACTTTAATCATAAAAATACTGTAAGATATTGCTTCAATTCTTTAGGAGAAGCTGTTACACTTCCGGATTTTTTACAAAACATTGTAGAGATAACTCCAGAACAATTACAAAACTTAGTTATTAAAAGACCATCTTCTGAATACGATGATGGACCACCTTGTCTAGAATCTTTAACAAGAGAAAAACTAGATGATGGTAGGGATAGAGTTATGTTTCAGTTTAGAGTGTATGCTAAAAAGAAATGGCCAGAGTCATGGGCAGATAAGTTAGACGAATTTAATTACAAACACTTTGTAAATCCATACAGACACGACGAGATAACAAAATTTAGAAAAGATAATAAAGATTATGGTTTTAAATGCACAGAAGAACCTATGTGTAATCACTGTGATAAACAATTATGTAAGACTAGAAAGTTTGGTATTGGGACACAAGCTTTGTTTCCACCTTTGAAAGATCTACAAGTTGTAAAGACAGAGCCACCAATATACAGACTGAACGTAGATGGTGAGAGAATAGAACTAAAAGCAGAAGAACTACAAGAACAAAGACTATTTATACGAGCATGTATGAATCAGATCTATACAAAACCACCAAAGATAAAACCAAAAGACTTTGATGAGATGATAAATCTTTTGATGACAAACAAAGAGGAAGTAGAAGCTCCTGCTGGATCTAGTATGATCGAACAACTTAAACAACACGTGGAGAACTATTGTTTAGGTAGAGCAACATCAGGTGCAACAAGAGAAGATCTAGAAGCAGGTAACGTTTGGAATAACAAAGGACACCATCACTTTGTGTTTAGTAATTTCTTCTATCAGTTTTTAGCAAGACACAAGTGGGCAGAGAAACCTCAGTTTACTTTGTATGTGTTGAGAGAACATTGTGGTTATGATACAGACTACAGAGTGTCACTACCAAAGAAAAAAATAAGTGTAATTAGATTACCAGAGTTTGAGAAAGAAGGATTCAAACCAAAAGATAGAGTCTTCAAACAGGAGGATGCGTTTTGAAAACTATTGTCTTGGGTCCACCTGGTACAGGTAAGACTACCACTCTACTTAATGAAGTCGACAAATATTTAAAACAAACCGATCCTGATAAGATTGGTTATTTTTCTTTCACACAAAAGGCTGCATACGAAGCAAGAGACAGGGCTATGTCTAAGTTTAATTTTAGCGAAAAAGACTTACCATATTTTAGAACACTACACTCACTAGCATTTAGAAGACTTGGTATACGTAAGGATGAAGTTATGCAACGTAGACACTACGAAGACCTAGGTAAAAAAGCAAATCTAATTGTAGATTACCATGAATACGATAATGAACACACAGGGTTATTTACAACTAAAAGTGATATATTACGTATTATACAATTAGCTAAACTACGTGGTATCACACCAGAAGAACAATTTAATAAACAAGAACATACACAGTTAGTAGATATTAAAACACTAAAACAGTTTGCACACGATTTAGAACAGTACAAGAAAGATTATAACTTAATTGATTTTACAGACATGATTATAGAATTTGTTAAATCAGATAGATCCCCACGATTTGATGTAGTTTTTATAGACGAAGCACAAGACTTATCTAGATCACAATGGGCTATGGCAAAATCTATATGGGAGAAGACACGGGATACATTTATTGCAGGTGATGATGATCAAGCTATATTTAGATGGGCAGGTGCAGATGTAGATAGTTTTATAGCACAGACGGGAAAGATTGTGCAGCTGACACAGTCATACCGAATACCGCAGGTTGTTCACGATATTGCAACAAAGATAGTAAACAGAATACAACATAGATTACCAAAAGAGTGGAGACCAAAAACGCAAAAAGGTTTAATTTCATATTACGATGAGTTTAAACAAATTAACATGAAAAAAGGTAATTGGCTAGTGCTAGCTAGAACTAGGTTTATGTTAAACGAATTAGAAGAACAACTATACTCACAAGGATTGTATTATGAGAACAAATACAAGACAAACAAAGAACAAGACTTGTACAAAGCGGTAACAGATTGGGAGAATGTGCGTAAAGGTGTGAATATAAATTACGATCAAGTAGAGCGAATAGCGTCTTATATGTCTCAAAATCATTTTGAGAAACAAGCTTTGAAGTACATGAATAAAGATGCGAACTATGACATGGCAGGATTAAAAGAAAGAGTGTGGTTAAAGACAGATAAAGTTTGGTATGAAGCTTTTGACAATGCTCCTAGTAGGAGTATAAGATATATTAGAAGGATGAGAGAAAACGGTGAAAAATTAAATTCAGCTCCAAGAATATCTTTGTCTACAATACATGGAGTAAAAGGTGGTGAGCAGGATAACGTAGTTCTCCTAACAGACCTATCAAGAAACACACAAGTCAACTACGAAAAAAATCCTGACGATGAAAATAGATTGTTCTATGTTGGTGCAACTAGAGCAAAAAATCATTTACATATTGTCAGACCAAAAGATACTTATAAAGGATATAAAATATGACAGATGAAAGTATATTTGATAAAGTAAAACCACAGAACAAACAGGTAGGCGGATCCCATTACATGTATTTTAACATACAGCCATACGAGTTTATTTCTAAAAATAATCTCTCGTTCTTTCAGGGCTGTGTTGTGAAATACGTTTGTAGATACATGCACAAAAACGGAATAGAGGATCTTGACAAGATCATACACTATTGTGAATTAGAAAAGAAAAAATTAAAAGATTCAAAAAATGAAGATAACATTTAAACCACAAACAGAGTGGCTACCACCACAAGATTTTCCTGATTTATCAAAGTATGATGAGATAGCGGTAGACTTAGAAACAAAAGATCCAAACTTAAACGAAAGAATGGGCTCTGGTTCTGTTGTGGGTGTGGGAGATGTAGTTGGTATATCTCTAGCAACAAGTGATTGGTGTGCATATTATCCTATCGCACATGAAGGTGGCGGTAACATGGATCGTAAGATGGTTCTTAAATGGTTACAAGATCAATTAAATTTACCATCAACAAAAATATTTCACAACGCAATGTACGACGTGTGTTGGCTAAGAGCATTAGGACTAAAAATAAATGGCAAGATTGTAGATACAATGATAGCTGCCTCTTTGGTTGATGAGAATAGATTTAGATATGATTTAAATAATTGTGGTAGAGATTTTGTAGGTAAAGGTAAAGATGAAACAGCGCTATACGAAGCTGCGAAGTCTTGGGGTGTAGATCCAAAAGCAGAGATGTATAAACTACCAGCCATGTACGTTGGAGCTTACGCGGAGCGTGACGCTCAACTCACATTGGAGTTGTGGCAAGAATTAAAAAAAGAAATAGTACACCAAGATATACAAGACATATTTGAAATGGAAACTAAACTGTTTCCTGTGTTAGTTGACATGAGATTCTTGGGTGTTCGTGTAGATGTAGATAAAGCAAATATAGAAAAACAACTTATGGTTGAAGAGGAAAAACGGTTATTAGGCGCAGTATACGCGGAAACTAAACAAGAGGTACAAATTTGGGCAGCGAGATCTATTGCAAAAGTATTTGATAAATTAGGTTTGCCGTATGACAGAACAGAAAAAACACAAGCACCAAGCTTTACTAAAAATTTTTTAGCTAACCACCCACACAAGATTGTACAAGCCATTGCGAAAGCAAGAGAGATTAACAAAGCACACACAACATTTATAGACACAATATTAAAATATTCTAGTAAAGGCAGAATACATGCAGAGATAAATCAACTACGTGGTGATAGTGGCGGGACTGTTACAGGAAGATTCAGTATGAACAATCCAAACTTACAGCAGATACCTGCAAGGAACAAGGATCTCGGACCACGGATCAGAAGTTTATTTATACCTGAAGAGAATTGTAAGTGGGGTTGTTTTGATTATTCACAACAAGAACCAAGACTTGTAGTTCACTATGCAGCATTACAAGGTTTCTTTTCTGTAGAAGATGTTGTTGATGCATACAAGCAAGGTGATGCAGACTTTCATAAGATTGTAGCAGATATGGCCGGTATACCTAGAACACAAGCTAAGACAATTAACTTAGGTCTTTTCTATGGCATGGGTAAAAACAAATTACAAGCAGAGTTGGGTGTAAACAAACTACAAGCTGATGAATTATTTAAACAATATCATACAAAGGTGCCTTTTGTTAAACAGTTGATGGATGCAGTGATGAGCAGAGCACAGCGTAAAGGTAAAGTGCGAACGTTGCTGGGTCGATTATGCAGGTTTCATTTATGGGAACCAAATCAGTTCGGTATTCACAAGCCATTGTCTCACGATGATGCGCTCGCGGAACACGGACCAGGGATCAGAAGAGCGTACACATACAAAGCTTTGAACAGATTGATACAAGGATCCGCAGCAGACATGACAAAAAAAGCTATGATAGATCTACACGCTGAAGGCATCATAC